ACTCGATGAACTAGATGAACTGCTAGAACTTGAACTACTCGATGAACTAGATGAACTGCTAGAACTTGAACTACTCGATGAACTAGATGAACTGCTAGAACTTGAACTACTCGATGAACTAGAATCACAGTAGTCGAAACATTCTGGTGGTCCGTTCACTTCACAACCAGCAAACGTGTTTTCGGAAACGATTGGATCAATCCATCCAATATAGGCGTAGCATCCTTCAATGCTCAACGATGCCATTTCAAGAACAGACATCGCTGCCAAGCCGAAAATGGTTAGACCGCCGCCCCAAATCAATCCTTGATCAGGGGTAGTTTCGGTAGCACGATCAAAATTACGTGCTAACTCGATACTATTAGAGAACACACAGGTTGATCCCTCTGAAATTTCAGAGTCGTTATCGGTGTCATCGCCTTTACGCACGACACCGATAGAGTTGCAGAACACATTTCCTGACCCCTCAATGATAGTATCCGTCTGCTCACCGAAAGGGCAATCAGCCGTTACAAAGTCGCCAATTCTGGCTACGCCGGGGGTTCCGTCTGGTCTAGGCATAATTTAGCTTGAAGATGATGAAGAAATACCTGCAATGGTTGTGCTTGTTACAGCAGTTGTAATAGTGTCGGATTCTTGTGACGCATCGTTTGTTTCGTCAATCAACACACGACCGAACATTTTCATACCAGCCGGGTGTCCTGCGCCCCGAACTGCTGCTTCATAGTCTTTGAACGAAATGTTATCCGTTGAGTTTGTTTCTAGAACATATGAAAACTTCTGCCAATAATACGAATCTTGGACAACACTTTCACTACTACTTAGGAACCCACCAGTATCGTTCAAATAGTAGCCGGGATATGTACCGATCACACCAACGGTAGCAGTGATGTTAGCACCAGACCCACCGGAAGATGTGACCGTCACGGTAGGTGCTGTTTGATAGTTGTATCCAGTCTCAAATAGTTTTAGTGTCTTGATCGCGCCGTCAGCATCAACCTCTTCTACAAATGCTTTAGCACCAACACCAGCACATTCTGGCGTAAATACAAGCTGCTCACCTACCTGATAACCACTACCACCACTTACAACTGTAACAGAATCAACGGCATTGAATAGTGGTTTACCGGAAACATTCTTGGTGATACCATCCTCAACAAACTCAACATACACACGTTCACTACTGACAAACGGATGGTCAGGATTTATTTCGTGTAGGTATACTTCAACAAACTGTGTACCCGCATAGTAGCGAACCTTCACGGCATCAAGGATAGCAGTCGCGTTTGTGTTGCGTTGTTTTACAATCTGACCAATTCCCTTTTGCCATTCTTCAATCGGGAAACCATCAAAGCTGAGCTTGATTGTCTTGTCTAGTTGCCAGTCGCCTGCTGATAGTTGAATTACTTTTTGCCACGGCATTTCTACGTTGAGTGTATCAATACCATACAAGATACGGAAGAGAAACTTGAATGCCTGCGGTGTACCCTTTTCTTTTTGGTAGGTCTTGATGTTCTTGATGACCAGTCGCTTGTCTGCTTCCATGTTAGACGGAAACGACTGAAGATACTCATTCTGAATGTAGTCAAGAAACTCGGCGTCCGATTCATCAACATCACGCTGAGATAGCAGTGTACCGGTTCTCTCAACGGGCATACCTTCCTGTTCCATCCACTTGTAGTATGCTTCTACAAATGACTGGAATGTAGTAAACTCACCACGAACAAAGTCGGGTAGTCTGTCTTCAATCAGTGGCGAGATTTTTCTGTTGAACTGTTCTCTAGGCATTAGTAACCTGCGATTTGAGTGTTAGCACTGTTGTTTTCTGACACAACCTCTACTGAGATGTCTTGCGGTAGAATCTGTAGGATTGTGTTCTGTGATGATGCAACATCATCGGAGTCGATGTCTACGGTAACCTTGATGTAGTCTTCGCCCGACAAAATGCTTGTTGGCTTGAAGTTGTTCAGAATGATTTGACCGGTGGTGTAATCAACTGTGCCTGTGTTGATGTTGATGTAAGACTTTTCACCATTGATCAAACGATACATGCGAATGTTACCAGAACCGTCATCGTCTAAGTATGCTGTTACAACGCTTTGACTGATGGTATCAAAGTGAGCGAAACCATCAGATGACACGACTACTTCTGAGTACCCATCATTAGGGTGTAGCAGTGCGTTGTTGAACTTGATGTTGTAGCTGGCATCGATGTTGAGTTGTGGATACACCTTCTTGTATGCACCTACCTCTGTTACGTTGTTTGAGATAGAAGTATCAACCCCATCGATCATGGCAACAAACTTAGAGTGTCGAAGTGAGCGATTGAACTTCTCTAGTGTGTTGTCTCCAAAATCGGTGATAGTAGAAACAATTTCTGATAGGATTGTACCACTTGACTTTGATGTTAGTCGTGGGTCATAGAATACCTTGGTATCTACTGTACAGAAAACGGTGTCTGCATCAACCACTTCAGGCGTTACCGTCACAAGATTTTTTTCCTTGATAAGCTCTTTGATACTGTTACGCACGCGAGCGGAAACAGTAGTACCCTCAATCGGCTTGATAGCAATAAACACCTTACCATACTCTACTGGTGTAGCGTCTTCACCGCCATAGATGAATAGCGATTCTGTTGATGGGTATTGCTGCTTGACGATTGCTTCATAGTCACGAACGGTCACTGCTCTGTTCTGCGATTCGTAGAATAGCGGAGCAAGGAAACGAATCTGGTCAATGCTCTGTTTGTCTGCACCACCAGATGCCGCATCAGAAACACGAGCGGTCACGGACGAGTACCCGGTCAGACTACCGGAGAATGTGAACAATGAGCTTGTTGTTTCTTTGCTGCCTGCTCCGTTAGCAGCAACACCTGAAGTAACAAGATACTCGATCTTGATCAAGTTGCCGTTGGTTGGTTTCTGACCGATTGTGTCATCACCAAAATAAATTTCGAACTTGCCGTTTGGGTTCTCTGAGATGAAGTATACCTTTGATGTCGCTGTTAGCGATGAAACATCAGACGCTAGTGTATACTCTGTGCTTGTGGTTGAATCTGGTGAGTCAAACACGGAGATGCTAATGGTGGATGTGTCAACGTCTTCATCAGGGATCAGTAGGCGTTGGTCTTGGTTTGTGTCATCAAACACATAAGAGAATGTAGAGTATGCACCCTCTTTCACAACCACTGTAGCAGTGTCGGTCGAAGTATCGATTTGAGTGTCATCAACAGTGAGGAAAGTGTATGTTGTGCCGCCCTGTGTAAAGTTGAATGGCGTGTACTTATCAATGACAGTAGCGGTTGCTTGACTGTTTCGTACAAGTGTTAGATTCAATTCAGCAGATGCAGCACGCGCAGACTGTGGGGTGTAGCCCAATGCTTTTGCTGCGGCAACAACAGATGATCGGGTCTGTGCTGATTCCAAGAACATTTCGTTTGCCACCATGTTCAGGTAGTATGCCTGATAGTGTGTGTTGTATGCGAGAATGTTCAGAAGGATAGACAATGAACTACCCTCAAAATCATAGTCTTCAAACTCTGACTGCGATTGTAGGTAGGTCGTTAGTGATGTCTTTAGGTCATCAAAGTCTAGACCGGTGAGTGATACGTTTGTTAGCTTTGGCATTAGTTATTCCGTTCTAAAACGAATTCTACTGTTACTGGTGCGGGGTTGTTTACGATTCTAAATTCTAATGTGATGTCGATGTTGTTTCTATCAGGGTCGCCCTTGGCAGTCACATCCAACAACTTGATTCGCGGTTCAAATTTATCAAGAACGTCAAGGATAGCATCCTCGATGTTTGATTCTGTGACAGGTGTATACGGCTCAAACAATAGACGCGATACCCCACTACCTATGTTTGGATTGAACGGGACTTCATAGAAGTTGAGCAGCACAAGATTCTTAACAGATCGCTTGATAGCATCTTCACCTGTTAGCATTGCAACATCGCCGGTGATAGGATGTGCGGTGAAGTTAATATCAAAGTCTTTGAACCTGTCAAGTGAAGCTCGGGGGGTTAGTTGTATTGCCATGTCTTTTCTCTGTTATTTAATGATACACGGATCGCATTCACAAACTGGCGATTCTGGAATAACAAATTCGACTGCACCGGGGCGACTTAGCGGGTTCATTGTGATGTCACCCAAACCAATCTCGGTCATCAATCCACCACTAATTACATAGCTAGTACCATAGATACGCTGTGTATAGTTGCCATATTGAATCTCTTCAATCACGCCAGTTGAACCAAACACACTCTTCGTGACATCGCCAAGCACTGCTTGGTCGTAGTTACCACCAACGGTAAGATCAATGTTGCCGCCGATGTTCTTATCAACACAACCAGCAACTCTCCACAACACATCACCACCAACATTAAACGACAGGTCTTTGTCTGTCTTGATGTTCAGTGAATCCTTGGAGTATAGGTTGATGTTGCGTCCAACATTTAGGTTCAGGTCTGAATTGTCACCAACCTGAATATCCAAGTGGTTGCCTTCTTGGTTGTCCGCATTCACATAAATCTTAGCTGCCTTGTCGATTGTGATGTCGGCATTTGCCTCGATGTGAATCTTATCGTTTTGCAGAATGATGGTGTATCGCTCACCAACAATTTTTTCTACACGTGTTCCGTCTGGATGGATTTCTACAAAGCTGCCCGCTCTGTGGAACCGGTGGTAACGCTCTGCTCCCGGCGTATCATCCCATTCCTCAACATGCCCCGATTCTGTTTCCTTTACCTTGTTGTATGGATACTTTGCGTCATATGGAGTTTCGGGTTCTTCCCACTTTGTTCCTAGTGATTTGACCGGTGGTTCACTGTCTGGTATACGGTAACCACTCTCATTGGGACCAACATAGAACGCACACTTCTTAGGAACATCGCCAGTGATGTTCGGCATCTCTGCGGTCGGAACGTCTTTGTCTATGTTGTCTCTCTTCCATTTGAGAAGAGTCTTGTCTTGTAGGTCTTCTTCTTCGCTTTCTCTGTCTTCTACTTTGTTGCGAGCAAGCCGGTTTGTGTCTGGTTCTAGCTTGAACGATTCCTTACGAGTTTCGTAGTCGTTCTTACCTTCGATGGGATAGTGTTCTGCCGCATCGTTTTCTTCTAGATCAACACCAACTTCACCAACACCTTGCGACAAACAGGTGTCTTTTGATTCTTTTTGTGCCGGGTTGTGCGACTGATCCTTGTATCCCTTAAACGATAATCCGCACCCCGCCTTGTCGGGGTTCTCGCTTTCGCTTGCCGCTTTCTTGTAGTTGATTTTCTTCGGCGGTCGCGGCGCATCTTCTAAGTCTTCATCCTCCCGTGGGTCGTAGAATCCCTCTGTCTGTACAGACAATTCATCACATTCATCGCGGGCAATCTCAGGATCGCCGCCGGGGTTGACGCATTCAGGTGTACCAGCAAACGCACCTAGAATAATAGGTTGCTGTGCTGACTGACCATCAATGAATACACCAAACACCCATGTACCTTCAACCAATCCTGATGGTGATGTACCAATACCATTCATTGCTGCCGACGTTGTAGGCTGAATAGGTACTGCCCACGGTAGCTGAGATGTATCAATACATTTCTGCTGACCAGAACCGCCATCGCCAGAAGCAGACGAGTCATCATCATTACATAGGATTTCGGTGTGGTATCCAAGACATCGCACACGAACACGCCCCAACATTTCGGGGTCCATTCGGTCTTCGACAACACCAACAAATGATTGTAGATTGAATCCTAGCTTATCCATAATTTACCTATTTCGATTGAATATCTCTTCTATATTTATTGTGCTGACCTTGAGCAATCCACCACCAAGAATAGAAGTAGCAGCAGATATAAATGATGCCACTGAACTAACAACTTCAAAGAACGAAAGTTTCGGGTATGTCCGAACAACAGAGTCTTTGACAATCTCTACTGTCTGTGTATACCCGTTGTCTTTATTTATTTTGTGTGCAACAGACACAACGAGCCATTTGCCCTTAATGTATGGGTTCTTTTTCTGTTGAGTAAGAACCGGTTGGTTCGATGGGATGTCCCATGTAACCATATCACCGACACGCAAATTACTATCGCCCGAAGTCTCAAGAATACATTTTGTGTTTTCGATGCGAGACATAAACATGTTTCGTCGCCATGCGGTCTGCTCTACTCTTGACGAATTTTCTTTGTCTTCGTCTACTGCCTCGCCCGGTTCCTTGTCTGTAAACAAGCCTCTTCTCTTAGGCAGAACTGATATATACGAATCGCTAGGTACTACTTTTTCCTTGTCAGTAGGTTCTGCCAAGTTAGGGTTTTTTTCGATCTTGCCGCGTGCAGCCTTAAACTCATCAAAGTAATTGTATTCGTGGATGTCATATCTCTTCTTGGTGATGTCTACAATGATGGTCTTACCGGCAAGAGAACCACTGGATACTTCCGCAAGATAGTCAGCAGTGCTTTTGACCTGAAAACTTCTCACATTACGAGAAGCGACATCATCATTTTCAGACCCATTGAGCGACTTTTCTTCAACATGAACATATTCTTTGACTGGTTGTTTGTTCTTTACAAGATCACCAAACGACACATAGTGAAACTCCGAACCGTTTCCGCCGGGTTTCAATGCTTCATAAAAGATGAAGTTTGGTAGTGAGTTGGGTTCATCGTTTTTAGCACATCTGTTCGTAACAAAGTTGATTGCGTGTAGCGGTGACCAGTTTGGAACAAGTATGCGATCCTTGTCTTTACTTTCTCCGTGGATCACTAGCTTTTTCTTATTCGAAAAGTCTTTTACCCATGCATCGTATAGCTTCTTGACAATCTCGGTCTGCTTGTCATCGTAGAACTTAGAGATGCGAACCTTTTCGTTGTGGCAAAACTCAGGCGATGCACACTTGAGAAAATACACAAATTGTCTACGCTTAGCACCTTGAACTCTATCAGATACTTTGTATAGCGACAGCTTAGCTTCGACGTTTCCTTTGTCTGGTGACTGGAACTGGATTGTGATAAAGTCCTGTCCTGTAAACGGCAAAGCATCGTCAATCGGAACCGATGTGACAACCATGATTTCAGCAGTCAACGATGGCGAGAATAAATCTTCATACAAAACCATCTCTCTCATGATTTCGCGGATGTCGATCTTCTTCTTGCCGTTAGCTGATTCTAGAACCAACTTCTTTAGCTTGACTTGTTTGACTTGCGATAATGCCATTTATTCCTCGTCCATGATTCGCTCAAAGTCAGCACGTGCCTGACCGATTGCATCAGTTTGTAGTAGAGAAATAAATCTCTTACCATCATTCAGGTCTTTTTCGTATTGTTGGTTTGTGATAACAGTCGCTTCGATTGTTGAGTTTGGGCTACCAGACGGAACAGCATAACCAGCAAGGTATTGTGTGTCTGAGTCATAGGGATCATACCACTTGCCAGTGTCAACATTTTCAAAGTGGTGAACAGCATCACGGGAGAATGATACTTTGCGACGAACATATCCAACTGTGCCTGATGTCACGCCGGTCAGCAGATCGTCTTCAGAGATTGTTCCATACACACCAGTTACTTCTAGTCGTGAATACGTAGCATCCCATCGATTGACTTTGCCGCTTGGTAGCACTGCCCAATCATCACCACACTGCAAATCAGTATCCGGTTTTGGTGTAAGCGGGCTATCCAGTGTTGCCCATTTAGTAGACCCATCATAGTCTGTGATTATTCTGTATTGTTCATTCGCACCATCATGCACAAAGAGAACCCCGCCATTATAAACATCATCAGTAGACGATCCATCAACGAGCTTCACACGTGGTGAGTTTGTGTCAAAAGACGCACCGCCGATTGTACCGCCCCATGATGTCCACGGAGCATACACATATTCGCCGTTTGTGAAAGACCCACTGATATTACCAAATGGACTTGCCCCTACAGCATCGCCCACGAAATAGGTCTGACCGGGATACTTCTCGTTGGTGTATGCAAACAATCCTGTCTCTGATACAGGAACGTCATAGTTAGGATCGATTGCACCGTTGAGCGACAAGATCAACCAGTGTAGCTCAGAGTCTTTGTATGTTTTATACGCAATGTGTTCGGGGCGGTCGCGGTCTTCAAATGCATATCTATCATGCAGTAGAATATTTTCTTTCAGCACACTATTGAACTGAACACCACGAAGAATGTTCGTAAGGATGACTGTTTTACCATCTTTATCAATGTCATATTCGATTGTTGGAAATTCGCTGAAGTATGCCATTAGTCGCCTTCTCTAATAAATTTCTTGGTAACGATTGCCAATTCTTCAAAGGTTAGGTCAAGCTGAACGCCCAAAGGTGCGCCGCCTTTGAACGTAGTGAATTTATCTGCTGCTAATGTGTTATAGGTAACATCCACTGTTTTGATAACAGATTTTCTAAACTTGTGTAGGTGTGTTTCGTCTTTGTATTTTACCTTGATCGTATCTGGATACCGGATAAGACCCTGCTCTTTACCACCAATGTAATCGGGTGCTGCTGCTAGTTTTAGTGCTTTCACAATATCTTTGATTGCTTGTGCTTCGCTGCTATCGGTTGCAATCATGTTAAACGAAAACGAGAACGATCTGTGATCCATTGTCTTGAACGCATAGGTTAATGCCGGGTCGCCGCCTAGCTTTACTGTGCTTGCACTGATTGCTCTAACAACCTCATTGTCCGCGACAATATCTGTTGCCACATTAGACACAGCATCAATGCCATTCTCGGCAAGGGATTTAATGCCTTCCGCATTCCCCTTAGACAATTGCTCAAGCCCTGCTTGGATTTCTTTCCTGTTCTTGTTCACACTACGAGCAAGCCTGCTGTCTAGAGTATCATACTGTGCGCTCAGCGTTTCTTTTGGTTGAGCAGGCATATACAGATGAATTTTATCACCAGTGGTATCGTCTGGTGATTCTAAAATCTGTATTTCCAGAAAGTTTGGAAACGATTCAACGTCTTTTGGGAATGAGTATGTTGCCATCTATGCTTTCTTCTTTTTGCTTTTTTTGTGGGTATACTTCTTGCCACTTGGTCCGTATATGTCATACTCCGTCATTACACGAAACTCATAGCCATTCGATATACAATACTCTTGTGCGGCATTCCATTTAGCCTCATTTACTAAGTATTTAGCCATCTGGTTAGCATATCTTTTGCTAGGTCGCTTGGGCTTTTTCGGCTCGACTGTTTCTTTTTGGGGCTTGACTTCGATGATGGTCTGAATGATCGAACCATCCTTCGTTCGCATCTTCGCATAAATATCAGGGAAGTATCGGTGGACCCGGCTATCGAGCGGGTGTAGATATGGAATGATGATTTCCTCACTCGACCATTTCAGCACGTTTGGATTGTGGTCTAGGTGATAGAACACATCACGTTCCCACGACGAGCGATAGACGATCTTGGTCGGATCGCCTTGGTATTTGTCCGGATTTGACGGATTGTATTTGCCTTTCCATGCCACGTTACTACTCCTATTTATCGAATCTCGCAAAAATTATTTAGATATTTTTGTATAAATACTAGTATGGCAAATAACACCACTATCTTTGATGATCTTGCGGCTGGTGCTAGACGGATGGACTATGCACCCCGGACGCGAGAAGCACAAGCATACTATAAACGCAAAGCGAGATCGCTGAGAAATCTTACTCCACGTAGGATTATTCGGGATGCCGATAATGATAATGTTATCAATCGCATTCCCAAAACCAGAAGCATCATCGGTCACATGGTCATGTTCCAATACGACCCGAAGACAAAAGATACGCTGCCATACTACGACAGGCATCCGTTGGTATTTATAGTGAAACCCCTGCCCGATGGATTTCTTGGGTTGAACTTTCACTATCTGCCGTACAAGTGGCGAGCGATTCTGCTCAATAGACTGACAGACATCGCAACAAACGATAAGTTTGACGAGACAACACGTATTCGGATGACATACAAGATACTCGCCAGATCAGCTAGATTCAAAGCGTTTCAACCCTGTCTGAAAAGATATCTTACATCACAAATCCAGTCGAGATTTCTATGGGTTCCATCGCAAGATTGGGAGATTGCTGTTTTTCTCCCTGTACAGAAGTTTGTGGGTGCGTCGAACGAAAAGGTGTGGAGAGATTCGCAAAGGAGCTTTAGATGAGCATTGAAAGATTTATTTCTGATGTTAAGAATCGTGGTGTTGCTCGCACAAACCGATACGAAGTAAACATAAACCCGCCGGTTGGCGACGGGTCTGTTCTTACCCTAGCGTGTGAAGAGGCAGCACTACCGGGGCGGGGCTACTCAACAGCACCAAGAGCAATGCATGGACCGGTCCAATACATCCCATACGATAAACTCTACAATGAAATTGCGATGACATTCAGGTGTAGTCGAGAGATGACCGAGAAAAAAATCTTCGATGACTGGCTTGCTTTCATTTCGCCATCAGATAGTCATGCGTACAGATTCTTCAACTCTTATGTATCCGACATCACAATCAACCAACTAGACGAAAAAAATTCTAAGACCTACGGCGTAGACCTATACGACGCATACCCAACTACCGTAACAGACCTTGGGCTATCACAGAACCAGAATGAATACCACCGGCTACAGGTGACTTTTAGATACACACGATACGTAACAGTGTGATAAATAAACCAAAATAACTGATTGAATTATTCTACCCTTACAATGGAAACACAATGAAGCTACCAACAATTGCAGTACCAACCCATTCCCTAGTGATCCCTTCAACCAAGAAAGAGGTATCATACAGACCGTATCTTACCAAAGAAGAAAAGCTGCTGTTGATGGCTAAGGAATCTGGTAAAGAATCTGACATGATGAATGCTCTAAAGAAGCTCATCGAAGATTGTGTTGATGGAATTGATGACGCAGGCAAACTGACAAGTTTTGACTTTGAGTACGTCTTCCTCAAGCTGAGAGCGGTATCGTCAGGCGAAACAATCACACCATCATTTACATGTGATAATATGGTCACGGACGAAGAGACTGGTAAAGAGCGTAGGTGTGGTAGAGAGATCAAGATTGCCATCGACTTTGCTTCACTTGAACCGACTTTCAATGAAAACCACAACAACAAGATTACACTAACAGACAACGGCGTTGGGGTAGTCATGAAATACCCAACCCTAAACATGATGACCAAGCTAGCAAAGAAGAATCTGAGCGAAGCGGAGATGATGTTTGAAACGATGGTCGAGTGTATTGAAATGGTGTATGACGCAGAAAAGACATACCCGGCATCAGAGACATCCCACGCCGAACTGCTAGAATTTATTGAATCGCTTACATCGGGTATGAGACAAAAAATCCAGACAGAATTTTTTGAGTCAATGCCATCGATCCAGTATAAGACAGAAGTTGAATGTCCGGAATGTGGCAAGGTTCACAAGATTGTCCTGAAGGGGATCAAAGATTTTTTCTAATGGGGGTGTCGCATGATACCCTATACAATCATTATGAAACCAACTTCTATCTGTCGAAGATGCATGAATTTTCGATAAGTGAAATTGATAATATGTTGCCATTTGAACGTGAAGTGTATTTGGCATTTGTGAAAAAATTCGTAGAAGAAGAAAAGAAGCAGATGCAAGAAATGAAAAACAAAGCACGTAGGTAAGCTAAATGAGCCAACAGACCAAAATCACAAAAGTACTTGAGCAGCTAAAGAATGCCGAAGATAAGCACGTAGAGACAGTAGATGCTCTAGGTGAAAATATCGGCGTGTACATGGCAGACATCTCCACTAGCCTGAATGAAATGACACAGGTTATGATGATGTCGCTAACAAACACATCGGCACTGATGGAAGACATCATGGTGAATGGTTCCGTTGCCAATGACATTCTAATAGATCAACTTCTAGACAGTCGTGAAGGTAATGGTATCGCAGACGAAGAAAACGAGCGAGAAGATCAGCAATTCAAAGAAGGTCTGTCTGACAAGGTAGATGACATCCACGATGAATTGAAAAAAGGCAACAAAGACAAAAAGGACGAGAAAAAGGGATTCTTTAAGTCGTTGATGTCTGTTGGTGCTATGATCTTTGGTAAACTTTTGTCTGTAATACTAAAACCACTTTCATTTCTGAAGAGCGGTATTGGATTCATCGGTAAAGTCTTTGGTAAAGGTGGTATGCTCGCCAAGGTATTTGGTAAAGGTGGATTTATTGCTAAGCTGTTTGGTAAGAATACTGTTCTTGGTAAAGTCTTTGGTAAAGGTGGTATGCTCGCCAAGGTATTTGGTAAAGGTGGTATGCTCGCCAAGGTATTTGGTAAAGGTGGAGCGATTGCAAATATTGTTGGGAAGTTTGGGAAATTGACAGGTCTTACTGCGTTGTTTGGGCGACTAGCACCAATGCTATCTGTTCTAGGAAAAGTCTTTGTTCCACTGGGTATTGTCATCACGGGGTTCAAAGTAATCGGTGCAGCAATCGAAGAGTTTATAGCAGGCGGCGATCCGGCAGCAATTATTTCGGCGGGCATCGGAGCGTTTGTGGAGTTTTTCACATTCGGGTTTCTGAAAAAAGATCAGGTCAAAGACACAATTGAAGGACCGATTCGATCCACTATTGATTTCTTTGTTGGTGTGTTTCATGCCGTGTCAGATTTTGTCTCTGGTACAATTATGCCGTTTGTTCAGAACACGGTGATACCAGCAATTCAGTCGGCATTCTTTGCTGTCTATGGATTCTTCAAAGACCACATCATACCATTCATAACAGAAACACTAATTCCTTTTGTTGTGCATGTTGTGCATAATGTGGTCATGCCTATCGTCATGCGATTGTTTGAAACATTCAAAAAGGTATTTGAAATTGTTAAAACCTATATTATGGTCGCATGGGAAATTGCCAAGCCTATCATCATGGCTCTGATTGAATTTGTTACTGAGACTGTTATTCCTTTTATCAGGGATACGGTTATCCCAATTATTATGAAAATAGTGGACACTGTATGGAATATC